CAGTCCCTGTAAATTTGCCTCCGCTGGCGTACACAGTGCCTCTGAACTCACCATCAGTCGCATAAACCGAGCCCCTGAAGGAGCCTGATTCGGCATACACGGTTCCCCTGACGGTTACGCCGGCGAACCACGCAAACCCGCTTTTGTTAATGTGCCAGCCCACATTGCCGGAGCCATCCCAGTTGTTGGACTGGATGTACTGACCAATTTTGGCATTCGTGATCGTTCCGTCCTGGATAAACCCGGAGCTCAGAAACACCTGGCCGTTAACGATGGCAAAAGGCGAGTACATGACGCCGCCCTGCCCCGACAGCATCACGAACTGATCGGCATTAATCGCCACGCGGGTTTTTACCGCTGAACCGTCAGCGATGACCGCCACAGACAGCCCGGCGTCGTAGTAGTTGCCGTTGTATTTCACACCCGTTTTCAGGGTGTAAATTGCATTGGCGGTTGTTGCGTCCGCATAGGCAGTCATTTTTTGGTTGATGGCGGCCTGTTGGTCGCCAAATTTCGTCGCGACCTGTTGCTGATACTGGGCAAAGGCCTGTTCTGCGCTGGCCTGCGCTTCCTGAATGGTGGTAATGCTGCTGTGTACGCCGTTAAAGTCGGCCGCCACTGACAGCCGGTATTCAGCGAACGCCTCATCCGCTGTTGCCTGTGCGGTTTTAACCTCACTGATTTCCGCAGCAGCGTCGCCAAACTGAACGGCCACAAGCTCCTGGAACTGGGCGAATGCTTTTTCCGCATCGACCTGCGTGATTTTTACCTGCGCGATTTCCGCACGCGCCAGCCCCAGTTGTTCATACTGGATTTGCGCACCTTCCACCTGCGCCAGTGTGACCTGCATCTGTCCTGCCAGGGTGAAATCAATCTGCTCTGTCAGGCGCTTCCCGTCCTCTGACGTCAGCAGGTCTTTGGCTATATCCTCCAGGTAATCGGCAGCCTGGTCGTTAGCCATGCCCCTGATCCAGTCGGTCCAGCCTGATTCATTACCCGTTTTGTCGACCAGCTGAGCGCGGTACCAGAAAATCTGGCCCGCCCGTAAACCCAGCTGGGTGTAATCCATTTGTGGATATGGCACATCCGACAGCAAAAGCGGATCGGCATGGTCATCACGTGGCGTGTACTGAATTTCCGTTTTCAGCGTGTCGTCCGTGTTAGCCGGAAAACCCCAGGTAAGGCGAATGCCCCAGTTGATGCCGGTGGCCGTAAAGTTGATGGGCTTTGGCGGATTACCGACTTTACCCGTCAGCGTTTTTTCCTGAGAGTATCCCCAGCCGCTGGAAATCTCCGCCGCGTTGATGGCGCGGACGCGTACAAGATAGCGGCCAGCGTAAATGCCCGGTACCTCGAATGACGTGGTTGAGCTGCGCGGAACGTTCACCCAGTTCCCGTCGTTGCGGCGCCACTGCGCCTCATACGCAATGGCATTGGGCGCCGGGTCCCAGCTGACGCGCATCGTCTCGATACTGATGGTCTGATTCACCACCGAGTAAGAACTGATGGCGATATTATCCGGGGGGAACTGGTTACCCGGTGGGATAACGCTTACCGGACGCTGGTCAATGATGGCCCCGGTATCGATGCGGGCATACTTATCCGGATCGTGAAACGCGCCTGAGATGGTAAATGTGCCGTCGCTATTGTCGCTGACACTCACCACCCGGTACTGCTGGGCATACAGTTCGTCAGATTCCACTACCCATACGCTTTCCGCCTGCGGTATCTCTCCGTAAGCGATGCTGACCGTAACGGCCTGGCCGTTAACTGCCTGGATTGTCCGCGCCTGTGACGCGCCGGATGGCAGGTTGAGAATAAGCCGGTCGCCCGGCCTGGCATCCGGCACGCGGTCAAGCGTGATCACCCGGCCATTAACCGAACTGATGCGGCCGCCTGTGACTTTACCGGACAGCATTTCATCGGCGACGGCGATGATGTAGCCCGGCTGCGGGATATTCCCGTCCAGGCCAACAGAGAACGTGACGATTCGGTCTTTATTGTTGGTCAGAATGCCCCAGCGCCCCTTGCGGTTTGCCTCGCTCTGCCGGGTGCAGCCAATCGCGGTCATCTCAAGCTGGTTAAATCCGTAACGCGCAACCAGCGGTTGTTCAAACACCGGCTCCATGGCGTCGGCGTAGCCGTTAGCCGGGTCGGAATATGAGACCAGCGCTGTGGTGTAACGGGTTTTGGTCGTGCTGCTCGAGTAAACGAATTCGCCGTTGACCACGTTGGCGCGGGTGTAGCTGTAATCAATATCGCGCGGCATGTCTGCCAGCGCCACTATCTGGTTACCGCCCCAGTACGTCATGCCCCGGAAGATGGCGGCAAAATCGCGCAGCACGGTATAAGCCTCGTTGCGGTCCTGCACATAGACGTTACAGGTATAGCGTGGCTCCAGGCCATTTCCGCCTTTTCCGTCCGGTACCAGTTGATCGCAGTACTGTGCCACCTGGTACAGCGTCCACTTATCGATATTGGCCGCCGTCAGCCGGTGACCCAGACCAAAGCGGTCGGCGACCACGATGTCGTAAAAAATCCACGCCGGGTTATCTGTCCACGCCAATTTAAACCCGCCCGTCCAGGTGCCGTTATAGGCGCGTGTCAGCGGATCATAATTATCGGGCACGCGGATCACGCGCATTGCCGGTTCACAGGAAATCTGCGGGATGCTGCCGTTGAACTGGCTGGAGTCGAACTCGATGTACAGCAGCGCGGTGTTCGGATAACGCAGCTTGGCGTCAATGACTTCCGTATAGCTCTGCAGCGTCATGGTGTCGCCAGTTTTTGCGCTGTTGGCATCCGGTGTCAGTTTGCGAAGCCGTAATGTCCAGGTGCTGGCGCCACGCGGCAGGTCAATACGGTGACTGCGCTCGTAACCCGTGGTGGTCTTTCCGGTAACCGCCGTACTGATAACAGTCTGCCACGCTCCACCATTAGTCTGCAGGTCAACCGCATAGGCAACCGAATTGCCCACCAGATCCCCGTTATCCAGTTGCTGGTAAAGTGATGGCCATTTGATACGCAGGCGAACGGCAGACAACTGCGTGTTGGTAAACGTGCGCGTCCAGGCGGTGGCACTGGATACCTCCGTACCTACACTGATTTCGTTTTCTGATCCGGGCATACCCTGAATATAGGACTGAGCCTGGGTACCGGGACGGAAATCCCAGGCGACGCCGGAAAAGTTCCGGGAGCCGTCCGGGTTTTCAATCGGGGTACCATCCAGGAAAATATTGCGCCCTGTCAGCCCACCAGCAAACTCCCCCTCGCCCAGGGCGATAAGGATTTTCGCTTTTGCCACCGACTGGAGATCGTCCGGCTGTTCTGTGGGCGTGCGCTGTTTTGAGCCGCCACCTTTGCGCCCTTTGATAAGTTTTGCCATGTTGCGCCCATAAAAAAACCGCCAGGTGGCGGTGACTGTGAGGAAATAAAAGGTGGGGGGTTATTGCTGATCTTCGACGTAAATCCCGGCGGAAATAATCGCACCACCAATACGGCGTTTTCCGTAGCCAATGGGTACCGGATA